TAAATACGTGAGCCGAGCGCGGCTCTTACCGCTTCTCGGCCATCTTCTATGTCTATCTTAGGGCATACCTCAAAGGTAATACCATGTTGATAGGCAAACTGCCAGCGCGTATTACCCGTAGATATCTCATGGTTTCTTATGTCAAACGGCGCTATATGTTTACCGTAGATATAGCGCTTTTCTTTCACAATCTTTATGTAGTGCTCAAGACCAAAGCCATTATTCTCATAACAATCAATGATGTTAACGTTGTGACCTATTACCTGAAAAAATACAATGCTACAATTATCGCCATAACCCAAATCCCACGAGGTATAAGTGGGATACTCAGCAAGATAAGGTACTGAAGTAATACGATCTTGCTTAATCATCTCATCAATATACTTACCGTAATAGCTGTGTTCTTCAGCAGCCTCGAAACTGCACCAATATTCCTGATCTATTTTCGACTGTGAGATGATCCCTTGTTGCTTGTCTTTTTCTATCTCAGAAAATGGAATATGTTTTGTATCATCTAAGGTCAATCGCTCAGAAAACCACTCATCGGGCCAGTTCTGAGCAACTTGGTACATTTCGAACAATGATCGCTTGCCTCGCGGCGTAGAGATAAAAATAGCCCACCCGTCATTACCCCTTAAAGCCGGTGAAAGATAGGTATAGCTACCGGGGTCAGCCAAGTCCCATTCAGACCAAATACAACCACAAATATTTGTACCAACAAGACGGTTGTATGAATCGCTGCCGGCTATTTGAATTACTGAACCGTTGCGGAGTGTTAGCTTAAGTTCTGACTTATTAAAATCTAATATTGCCTTAGGGTTGATATGATCCAAAAAGCGCAAACCTTCCTCACCCATTACCGTATCTATGATAACCTTGCGCGCTTGCGAATAGGTGGGTAAAAGATAAAAGTAGTTACCAATTCTTTTTGCCGCTGCTCTGACCATGAGAACCCACGCAGTCAAATCCTTGCCTGAGTTATGAACAACGTAACCATTGGCCACAAAATTATGGTGTGTTGTGGTTTCTATGTCATAGAGTTGTTCGGGTTGTCCTTCTGATATTCTTACATAACCACGATGACAACCGTTATAAACAATCTTCTCTCTGGTCGAAATATTAGCTAGATCTAGAATTTCTTTTTGGCGTTCTTGTTTCCCATAAATAGGATTATCAGTTAATAACTTCTTTATATCTGATGATTTACCTATTTTAATTTGCCAGTTGCTTGTCTTTTCTAAGGCCGGTGCACGTGGAACTAAGCCCATCTTGCGGAGCAGATAATAATAATCCCAACAAAGACCTTCGGACTTGCCGCAACTGATAACAAGTTCTTTGGCCGGAGGTATATTGTGTCCTGAATCAGCAGCTTGAAATCCTTGTTTATGGCAATACATTGAACCATCAGCTGAAATAACTGCAGCAAAGTATCGTAGAAGTGATTGTTCATCTAAACGCCACACAAAAGAAAGAACCCTTTTTCTACTTTTAGGTACATCTTGGCCCTCAGATCTGAATAGTTCTTTAATAGCGTTAGGAGTGTAGCCACCGCCCTTAGTACCATTACTAAAACCTAGATCGTAGCCATTTCCTTTTGGACGCCATATGGCCTTATAACCAAAAAGGGATAAGGCTAAGCTTTCCACGCGTTCCAAGATTTCTTTATTAGTGTTAGTAAACTTAGGTTGTTGATAGCCGGATATATAACCATCACTTGTCATATATCCTACAAATTCAGCAAGATCGGGATTGTGTTCAGTACCTAACTCCATGCCCGCATAGCTTAAGAGTTGAGATCTTTCTTTCAAATCTCCGGCTCTATCCCATCTAAAACCTTCAACTGTCTTACGCCATACAGCAAACTTATGATCGTGTGATGTTGTGATAATAGGCCGCTGAGGTGTATGAATCTTAAGCGTAGGCTTAATACCTGTTTGCCAAACGTCTTTTACAGTATCTTTAACGAAACGCAAGCCGTTCCATGCGAGTATTTTATCACCTTTTTTAATATCTTTGAGGTACTTCCATGAGCCATCTTCCATTACTATGTGACTATTGCCGGACAAACAACGTCGCGGCCAGATAATAAGAAAACGTCGTTGTTTTGTGAGTGGATCTTCAAAAGAGTCAATAAATTTTTCTTGATAAAGACGGGGCAAAAAATGTGGGGTAAGTTCTTCAGCCATCTTTTGGCTCTTCTTGTTTCTGTTTAGCTGTCAGCCCTGAAAGGTGAAAGGCGAGCTGTTCAGTATGAGTATCGTTGACATCTTTCTTACGTTGATCTTCATAAGCGTCAGACTTCTTATAATCAGAAGAATATTGTGCTTGCTCTTTAGCGGCAAAAAGAGCAGAAGCTAATTGCATTCTTATATCTCTATACGTTCCTAAGATTTCCATGCCTTCAGTCACCAAGCGATCGAAAAAATCAAACTTGTTACGCCACTCGTACCAACTAGCATGTGCTATCTCGCGTTGATGGATAAACAAACGATAGTTAACGGGGTATAGATTTAAGTTCTCAAGTTCTATAAATTTTATCTTATTTCTTGCCCATATTACAAAGTCTTTGCCGAGTTCCTCAAGCCAAACATCAGTGCGTATCATCTCATCATTATAGATTCCCCTACCATGCACTCGATAGACCGGTTTCTTTTTCATCTGTCTTTTTTGTTTGACTACATCGGCCGTGTTATGTTTAGGGGTTTTTGCCATCTTACAACTCGGTTAAAACGATCACAGTACGAGGTTTAGTATCATAAATCTTACGTGCGATTATCTTAGCAATAATAGCGTCATCTTGTAAGACTCTACAGTCTTGTAAAACATCTTCATACATTTTGAGAAGATTTGAGCAATCAGGCCGGGTGACACACCAGCCGCCATTCTCTTTACGTTTCTGGGGTGGCTTCATAAAAAAGGTAATATCAAGCTCTGTAGCTTTTGTGAATGGCTCCATGTTAGCAGCTTGCTCCATGAGTTGTAAGCCAATGACAAGCTTGTTCTGTTTCTGTGAGTCATACACTACCCCGCGCCATCTACTGCACCGTGCACGTGCCAGAGGTACGGGCTGCCCTGTTATGATAAACGTCTTGGTACGCATCATGATCTTCTCCATGTTTTCTTGCATAGTAGTCCAAGAAAGAGAAAAGAACAAGACTATTTCTGCTATACTTCTTGATAGTTATCGGAGCGGATAACTAATATGAAGCGCCCCCCGTGTAATAGCGGGGGGTTTTTACTGCTTAAAAGGGTTGTCGTTAAAATTGAGACCCTTTAACTCTAGAAGCTCGTCCCGTTTCTCATAATAAAGTCTCATCCCCATTCTTCTTGTCTCACTTGTTTGGTCACCTGAGCTTAAAAGCCAGTCGCCCATAACTACTAACTCTTCTTGTAGCTTTTCTATTTTTAGTTCTTTTTCGTTTTTCATTTTAATCCCCATATTAAAGATTGTCCACAGGAGAGAGGCCGATGGATACTACATATCCAGAAAATTACCCCAGGAGAGAGGCTGATGGATACTGGCTAAACCCACCAAAAAGCCGAAGAGAGGGAGGGCGCCCTCTCTTCACTTTGGGCTTTAACCATGCATGTATCCATCTCAAAACACCATGAAGAGAGGGAGAGAGGTACCTTGTTCTTGTTCTTGTTCAAACTTACACAGATAGAAAAGTTTTTTGTAACCATATGACAATCTGTAACTTTCTCATTTCTACTCACTATTTTCTCCTCTCTCCCTCTCTCTCTCTCTCTATCTCTCTCTATATATTGATTATATCTATATATTAAGAGGAGAGGTAAATTACCTCACCTTTACCTCTCTTATACTCTCTCTTTTATGGTGTCTTAAATTCCTGAAGCTTTTTATTGCTTACTCCCGGGTTTATACACACAATCTGCTCGGTTGATTCCAGGTACATTAAAACCTCGTCATATTCTTTGGTGTTTCCATTTAGTTTCTCGCTCTTTACTATGCGAGAATATTTTGCGGTTTCACCGGCTTGACTGCGTTTTGCAATATACTCATATACTAATCTGGCGCTACGTTGAAACTCTGATTCTCCAAGCTCTCCACTGAATAGCTTTATGGTTGACCTAACAGCGGTCATAAGAAAGTTCTCAGCCTTCAAGATTGAAGCACCGGAAATTTCACATGAATTTGGATTATCAAGCAGCTCATATAACAGAGCAATTTTTATCAGATATGGGCTCCACCGTTTAATAAACGGGTCGATAATAGACTCCATCCGGCTGCTACATTCTTTTTTAAGATCAAATAATTGTTCATGAATTTGTGCCCCGAATATTCTGGCCTCAGGCGATAAAGAATATTCTCTCGTGCCGCCTTCAGTGTCGATTAGATGAACAACATTATTAACGGCGTCCCTAAATCTATTAATCGATGCATAATCAATATTGTGGCGTTGAGGTAAGAATGGTGGGATACCCTCAGATTTTGGGGGAGCAAAAAATAAAAAGCGTGGCAAAAATCCGCTTGCCATATCTTCCGGGCTTGTGTCAATTCTCATGGTTGCCGTCGACACCCCGCAAATAGTAATCATTGGCCTATTAATAATGCGCTGCATTCCCTTTGTTACATATCTACGCGTGTGTGGCACATCGTATAAATCCGTAAGCGTAGACTTAAAGTCTGAGTTATATTTCTTTTGCATGCTCTGAAGCAATGCTTGAAACTCACTTGATAACATCATCCCCGTATGGCCGTGTCCCAAATAGTCCAGAAATGCTTCAGCTGTTATCTTTGTTGGTAGTATCGGGTCATTCAAAGACTCCGCAAGCTTAAGCTCTTCTTTTCGGGCAACTTCCATATTTGAAGAGTCAATCTCTTTCATGCGCTCTTGCGCTTCCTCCGATCGCTCCAGAGCTAACAAAGCACCTTTATTCAATGCGGTCGTTTTATATTGCCCACTTTCAGCAACCGATATACACCATAAATTTGGATATAAGTCTTGAAAGAATTCATCATTTGATCCCGGAACGTAAATTCTTCTGCCTATAATAGCCGCTACCGAACACAACGCTGAACTAAAAATTATTACCGGGTGCGCATTTGTATGCTTTGCTTGCTCTCTCACAAAATCACCCAAGACCGTTGGCGACATATCAAGATTAAAATCAGCACAAGGATCATCGGTAATAAATCTTCTTTTCTTTTCAGTAGTAGGAGTATCCCGAATCTCTTTTCTTTGTTCTAATTGCATCCTGGTTTCATTTTGACCCATTACCGTATAAAGATCATTGAAGTCTGTGTATGGTTTTCCATCTTGAGAGGTATTTTTATCTTTTGGAAACTCAGGGATTACTACGGGGCAGTTTAAGATTCTTCCCGCCTCGAGTGCTTTTTCTTTCCCTTGGTTTGGGTTACGCGTCCAGTCATTATCACCAGTGATAATGACTTGTGCTTGAGGGTTTTTCTTTTTAATATTCTCAGCTACGGGCAAGAGATTACCGCAGTCAAACGCCACAACAACTTGGCAGTTTGTAGCCTTATGGATACTCGCGGCAGTTGCAAATCCTTCTGCTATATAAATAATAGGGGTCTCGTTGCCCAGTGAAAAAAAGTTACCCTTTTTTTCACCACCAAAAATAAACTTCTTCTTGTTTGGGGATATCCATTGTAGTGAGCGAATATCATTCTGAATGTTAAACATGGGTATGATGATTGACGGGTTGCCCTCCGGAGAAAGGCCATATTTCAGACCGGCTACATGTTCTATATTCTTGGCCTTTAAATAGTTGGTATATTCTTGTGATGGTGGGGTTGAGGGCGAATCATCGTATATCTTCTTGGCTTTCTTGGCTGCTGATTCATGTTGTTCTTCGAATGCTTTGCGTACTTCTTCGCGCCGTTCTTTGTGAATGCGTCTGAACTCTTGAATATCCCTCTCGTCAAGACGTTGTTCTTTCCATGAGTTATACTCAAACTTAGTTCCTGCACTCCATGAACCATATACCCCATAAAAATAGACATTCTCTCTTTCCGAGAGACCGTTGACGCACCAGTACCATTCGTCTTTCTTTGATCGATTCTTATCGGCTGAAAATCTAATAATTCTTTCGTACTGAAGAATGCTTGATTCCGGAGTAAGCCCGTTAGTTGCCATAAGCCCTATAAAGGCCGCTTCAAATTCATGTAAAGATATGCTATTATTCATGTACTAAGTCCTTTTTTTATATATGACCATCTAGTCCTATAGGTGGTTTTTTTCTCTCATCTTCCTGTTAGAATTGAAAAAGGGAGCTTTGTCCGCTCCCTTTTAAATTGTGTAATACTCATGGTGGTTTGGGTGAAAATGATCACTGCCAAATCTTCCACGTTGAATAGTGTATTCAATATCAATAGGCCCCTCACCATCAATCGCTAAAAACGAAGGCCTCAAGTCAGGTTCAAAACTATCCTCAAATACAAATGAATCTTTCTTTTGAAATATGTCCGCATTCACAAGACAAGCTACAGTAAAAGCAATGCCACCATTTTTGTCGTCCCAAACCATGGTACGCGCTTTTAATATATATTCGTCTTTTGTAATACGATTATTAACATATCTGAGATGTCTGGCACATCCTTGAATAGCGGGAAGTAAATATAACCCCGACGACCCGCAACGAACTGAGCCTAAAATATAATTTTGTCCATCATCATAGATAAACTTTCCCGGCGCTGTGGGATAAATCATCTCTCTCTCCTCTAGTAATGGATTTAACAGCGAGAATACGCCACTTTCTTGACATTTAATGTTTTTGGTGTACATTAAAAAGACCTATGAGACATAGTCGAAAGTCTCCTTAAGTTTTATGATTTTCTCAAAAATCAATGCTTTGTTTAGAGAGTTGCTTTATACAACGTGGGGCAGCTCTCTTTTTACATTTTATTAGATGATCAACATCTACCCGTAATCACGGTTCCGTTAAACTACTCTTTTTTTGATCTTCTTTCAAGGCTGCTCTTTTCTCTCTCATCTTTTCATTATGTCGCAGTCTTCTTGCCTCCTCATACTTTCTCTTTCTATAGTTGCCCGTTACAAAATCATCAAACTGCATGATCTCATCAGGTCGCTCAATCATTGTTTTAAACCACCAATAAATACCGCCATCATCCTGAGGCTCAAGCCACCATCCATTACCATGTATAAATATGGTTGAGTTCCATTCGTCGCCAGCAAGACGGATATCTCCAATTAATACCTTAAAAGTAGACCATGGCAGCCCAACAACTTCATTACCTACCCATACAATGTCAGATTCTTCTTTGCCTGCATATTTAAGATCTCTAAGAATGGTATCAATAAAGTTCATTACACACACACTTCATTTGCTAAAACGTTCATCTTTATTTTAGTCTTCCCCGTGACCTTATCGCACCATGTGTTTTGCTTCAATCTTCCAACCACGGTCACTTGTTGGCCCTTCTGAAGCATCGCTGCCCAGTGAAGGACGTGCATAAAGAAATAAAACATCATCTTCCTCTAGCTGATAAATAACCTATACAGAAAGTTATAATACAAATCCATGCTAAAAGTATTCTGTCCATTATCTACCTATGAAGCATGTCGCTTCGTTCCTAGCAACTTGTTAATTAATCTTCTATACCATGGCATTATAATAGTTGGCCCACGCGTACCCAGACCCATGCATTTTCTTGAACAAAAAATACGACTTCTGCCTCTTTTTCTATTGTTGTATCCATAAAAAATCTGCTTACATTCAGCACATATAAACTTCTTCTTTTTCTTGCACGGTTTTGGCTTGTCATTTAAATCCGCCCAGGAACATTCTTTGCTACAAAACATCTTGCGACTTCTTGAAGGCATTACCAAAAATTCTTTCTTACAGCGTTTACAGCTCTTCGCTATTCTCTCCTTCATTAGCTGAACCATATTCTCTTTAATAACCTTCTCCACCAAGAAAGCCGAAATCGTCCTTTACCTGAACAAACCCTGCTACAAAAACGGGGTCGTTGATAGTTCTTGTGGATATAACGAAAAAACTGTAACCCACAATATTCACATTTAAAGACATCCTCCCCAGGCTTTTTTATCGGAGTAGCATAGTAACAAATCTTATTACAGTACTGTTTATAGGATCCACGCTTTCCCTTGATGTACTCTATTTTTTTGTTACAGGTTAAGCAGCGAACAAATTTCTTTCTCATTTAAATAAGTCCTCTTTATTGACTAACTCAAGACTCTTTCTAATGTTTCTCCATAACTCTTGCTTTGTTGTAGCATATGCTACACAGTGGGGTATCTCGTTACACTGGGCAAAGAACCCGTCGGGGTCTTGAAAGAGGGTAAATGTTTGCCCACGTACCTTTATAACTGGTTGATGGATCTTAGTCTTCATGGATAGTTGCTCCAATTTGAATCAGGATCGCTCCCAGCCTCTCTAAGTCATAGTGGTACATGCTATCCCTCTCTTCATAAAGAAGTTGTTTCATACGCTCAATATCATCGTTTGCATCTCCTATGGTGTGGGTACGCGCTTGATCATTAAGAACTGTATCAATATCCTTGTGCCATATCTTTAAGTAGAGACTATCTTTGAGGGTGATCTCGCTCTTATCGAGAGATTCCAATAAAATACGTGTAACCTCTAGCAACTCTTTGATAGTAATGGTCATCGTGAACCTCTTCTTCTGATCACTTTTTCATTGGCCTTAAAGCGCGCTTCTTGCGCCTGCTTTGTTTGGTTATCAATTTCATCCTTCAGGTGCTTGATACGCCTTCTGATAATGTCGTTTCTTCTTGACTGATTACGCCCTGCGTCCCTAAGCTTGTTTAGATTGTCATGCGCATCGGGATTCTTGCCATATTCATGAAGCTTCACCCTGTGTTCTTCGGCTCTTTTGTCGTGGGATCGCGCGGACTTCTCAAACTTGTTACGGTCATATTCTTCGTACTTATAAACCCACTCCCAGTCATCTTCATCATCTTTTTTAGGCGGTTCGCCATCGCCTCCTCCACACGCAAAACCAGGCTTACAATTCTCTTTAGCAAACCCAAGTCTCCTGGCAAGCTCCTCATTACTCATTGGTCTTTGTTGTGGCCCAAATACGTAACGTGCAGCATAACCAGCGTATTGTGCTCCAACAGCCATATAGAATTGGTTGTGTACTAACACATCTTCAATGGTCACACAGTAGTTGTGGTACTCTTCTATCGTAAGATCATAGAACTCAAACCCCTCCTCAAAGACAGAAAGGCTGCGATCTTTAAAGTTAATGTATACGGGGTGTATACAGTTCTTAAGCAAGATTGTGTTTTGCTCTTTGAGGTCATCTGCTCTTATCCAGTCTTCGTGCTCTTGATCATAAAAGAAGTGATCCGGGTGTACGTGAATCATAGACCGACCATCAACCATGAGCGTAATACACTCAGTCCCCGTCATCATGTGCTTATGTAATATCCTGCGGGGGACACAGTGCCCCTCATAGTCATATGAGACTACAAAGTCATTCTCTTTGAGATACGCTATCTGTGTATAACCTGATGGCGTCTTAACCAGGGTATTACCCACAAAGCCATGACCGAATACCTGTGTTGTTGTTAATAACGCTAGCAATAGATTCTTATAGTTCACTGATCATCTCCTATGAAGCATGTCGGCAAAGCCTCCTTTTTATATGCGATATATTTGTCGAAGTTTTTATCGATCATTCTTTCTATGCGTCCAAATATGTATATAAAAAAACTCATATATACAATTCCCAATATTATGGCAGCCGCAATTTTTGATAATCCTTCAATTAGTTCTTCCATTTTTTCCTTCCAGTTGTTTCTCTCTCTTCTCTAACCATTCAACCATTCTTTGAGCCGACTTCACATGCACCTGCTTATTATGATTAATAAATAAGTTAATCGTGTTGCCCGCTAGCCCCGTTTCTTTGCCCAAATTCCTCATGCTGGAGACTTCTTTGGGGAGCTTCAAAAGAGCTTCACACATACGCTCACGCAGCCAGCTCTGATCTCCCTTAAGCTTCTTATACATATCCGAGTAGCTCATACATTGTCCTTCTTTTAAGTTAAATCTAGGTATAGATTAGACAGATGTACAAAATAAGTCAAGTGTCGATAAGTGTTGACTTCTATTTAAATTATGTATAAAGTAATTACATGAACACTAACACTAGAGGGAAAACAGATGAACTACATTTTTAATCTTCTCGCCGGCATACAATTGAAAAAATATTTAGTTACAGAAGATATGGCCAACAAAATAGAAAGCGATCTTAAGGGACTACGCTATGGTCAAGCAAGAGAAATTGTTTTTACTACCAAAGGCGGCATCTCCTATAAAATAAATACAAAAGATTATATGGATTTCTATCTAGTGCAAACAAATAGGACTCAACCTGAACATAACGATTTAAGAAACTTATTATATTAGGATATGAATGAATATGTGTTCTATTGAAAAATGTACTTGTTTAGATAAAAATGATCTTTCAAAACAAATCACTCATCATGTTAATAAGCATGGTACATGGTCATATATACCACCATGTTATTTTAGACTGAAAGATCATAATGATAAGAAGTTCTCCTTCGAGATATATTTCCCTGATGGTTATGATACATTTCTCGGCCTAACGGCAATAAAACACATCAGTACAAAATTAGATAAACAGGAAGCATAATGGAAAACGAAGAATTAAAAATATATGACCAAATAAAACATGCTTTTGAACAATATGAATATGCTGTATGGCTCTATGATGATAAAACCAAAAAAGCAGCGGCCGGTTGTATGTGGGAAACTGCGTTAATGCAGGTCTTAAAAGATAATGTAGCTATTACCCATCAATATTGGAAAGAAACAGAAAAGTTCCTAGAAGTGTTTCGATTTCATAAAAAATATACAGAAGCAGCATAATGGATGAGACTGAATTTTACAGAATAAAACATACTCCATCGCTTACCGATGAACCTGAAAATGAACCAATGATATTAGAAAAATTAAGGTGTGACCCAATATTAAGGGCAACATTGATAATGGCTTATGAAGATCGCATGGAAAAGCATAGAAGAACAGGACTAAAGCTGGTAAAATTCATACAAGAACAATATAAAAAACCACCTAGAAAAATAGAGATCCCAATGACAAACTTCGACGAAGCCCTAGAAGGCGCACGCATGTTGTATCATGAGGCAATTTACACCTACAATGCTTATGTAAGAACATGTGGTGTCATGCTTGTGCAAGACTTGAATGCTACACAAAAAGAGGGACTTGAGATTCTTCTACGACGCACCGTTGTTATGCAGGATTATTTTAAGAATGTACTTGAAGCTAAACGATCTTTTGATCCGTCGGGAGACGAATAATGGATGGGCACAATATCATGCTTACACATTTAGCATGGTTTCAACATCGGGCAGAAGCACTCGGGTATTTATGGAAAACTACGTGTATACACTGCTTGAAAGAAATCACTAATGGTGAAGAAGTTTGTATTATTGACCATATAACTTATCAAGTAATGTTTCATAAAGAATGTGTAATGAAAAAAATGTTTGACGCTGCCAAACTGGAGACGAATGATGGAACTACAATCAACGCAGATCAATGAACTTGCTGCTGCCCTAGCCAAGGCCCAGGGAGAGATGGATCTTGCAGGCAAGACGTCAGACAATCCGTTCTTTAAGAGTAAATATGCAAAGCTAGATGCCATACAAAGAGCATCAAGACCAGCATTGACCAAGCATGGCTTATCCATTGTCCAGGGCAAGGCGGTAGAAGATGGTAAAGAACTTCTTATCACCACATTATTACACAGCTCTGGGCAATGGATCAAGTCAGTGTCTCACATAAAACCCGATAAATCGGGTATTCAAGAGTTGGGCAAACACATCTCTTATCTTTTAAGGTATGACTATATGTCAGTGACGGGTTGTATCGTTGTAGACAACGTAGAAGACGATGACGGTGGTCGGCCGATAGAATACATCAGCAACCAGGACATCGTTGATCTCAAGGCAGCCTTGATGGGATATGGGTCAATTCAAGAACAACTACAGAAGCGATATGCGGATATCAACTTTATACCTGTTGATAAAGTAGATGCTATTTTTGAGTGGATAGAAAAAGAGAAAGATAAACTCTCTTGAGTTAATCAAAACCTTCAGGCTATACTGACGACATAACTTCTAACCAAGCGAGGTGAATCATGGTTGCTCAGTGGATGCATTCCTTAAGTGATGCCGAAAAACAATTACAATTGTTTGAGGAGAAGGTTGCGGGTAAAAAAGGGTATATTGAGAAAGCGGTCAATACGATCTTAGACCTGAAAGACAGAGCTGATAAACTCGCTCTTGAAGGGAACGAGTCGGCCGTGCATGAAACTTATCTTGAGATGTCCGCTTTATGGAAAATGCTGAGGGGTATTGAAGCTGCTATCAGAACACGGTATCCAATGATCGCGGCAATAGCTGACATGCTCGTGTATATCTATAATCTTGGTACTGCTAATCATTGGTCGGTTGTAGGGATAGCGGAGCACCTCTGTCTTGATCTCTTTCCCTACATTGAGAGTCTTTTTGTTAAGATAATCGCTCACCGTAAATGATGTCATCTATGTTTGAGATACGTTACTGTTTACCAAGCAATGACACCAAAAGACCTAAGGGAGCTTTGTGGAAAGCTATCCTTGATGAGGGTAAAGAGATGTTCTTTATCCAGGTTAACGATGAAGCTGATACGGAGTGGGTTGAGCTTGGCGAGTTTTATAAAGAAGCATTCCATAGCATAACTAACACGAGGCTTATAGAAGACTGTCTTAAGCTGTATCATACGCAGCAAGAAGTTAACCGAAACCTACAAAAGATAAAAGAGAACGTGTCATGAAGCGATTATTATTCGTGTGTATGCTTATGGGGAGTTTTACGTCAGCTATGCAAATACCCATAGATAGAATTGTTCACTCAGACGGAGAAGATAAAGATGAATTGCCGCAAGAATTGCTTGATCTATGGAGAAGATTTCATGAAGTGAAGGGCTATTATACCCATGTGTTTGGGGTTGCGGTTGATAAGAGCGACTTAGCACTTACCCAATTACGTCTCAAAGCGATTAAGACGGAGGTTGACGCTCTCGCTTTAGCCATTGATCAAAAAGCCATGAAAGAAGAACAGCGGGCTTATGTAGCGGGTAACATAAAAAAGCTTAAACAGAAGCTGCATTATTTTCCTCTCTAATCTATATCGTTCTTTAAGATTAAGTGGGACGGCTTATCACCGTCCCCTTCTATTCCCGTAACTTCTACTACCGTAATCTCATCATCTTCAAATACCGTCTTGCCATAGATGGGCTGAGCTTCGGGCATAGACCATGATGGAGTACTTGGCGGGTTACCGCATGATGGTGTTAAGAGGATGGTTAAAGCAAGAAGATGCTTAATCATGCAACTAACATTCCTGAAAACCACGTAATCGGGTTAGTCGCTTGACCATCTACTCCAACTGTTTTTGTTGTGCCACTACAAAGAAATTTCAATGTTACAGTATTGCCTGAGTTCATATTAATAAAACAACAACCACTTACCGTAAGAATTCCACCTACATTACATGTTGATGGATTAAGTTCTATAAATGTTGCTACATTTGATGTTGCAGAAATAGTAGCGTTAAAACGAGTTGCAACACCGATAGTACTAATCGTTAATCCTGCCGTGAAATGATACCGACCTGTAACAGGTGCCGTAAAAGTACCTGTTCCTGCCGTATAATTTGATGCTTGATCATAAATGACATCATCACAAAGTACAGTATATACGGTAGCATCCCCTGTTACATTGCCTACCGAAGAAGAAAGATGCGCGAAAAAAGCCGGTTGTGACGGGTAATTTATGGCACCGGCACTTGATACGGTTAGATTTGTATTTGAAGAATTCTTATTTGCCATGTTACGCCTTTAATATTCCACCGATAAAAGTTCTTTCCAGGGTTCCTACAATATCAATAACTTTTGCTCCACCTGATACAACAAAAGTCATATAAACAGTATCACCCGCATCCATATCAAGATAAAACGACGATCCTAAAGCTATATTAGCTAATCCCAACGAGATGGCATATGGATTCAACGACCATAAGGTAAACGTTCTATTTGATGCTATTGCTTTAAAAACACATGAAGTATGTCCAACAGCAAGGGCGATACCAAATTGAACATTGCAATGTATTAAATATTTGCCTGAAACCGGAGCAGTAAATATCCCCGTTGCATTATCATATGAACTTGTTTGGTCATATAACTCACTATTTGGTATCAACGTTACAATGGTTCCATCACCTGTTTGATCTACGGATGTTGCGCTATATGTTGCCAAAAAAGCAGGCTGTGATGGATACTTTATAGCACCGGCACTCGATATTGTTATATTCGTATTGTCTCTATTTTTTGAAGCCATAGCATCCTCTAAACAACGGTAATATTGCCATGAACCGATGATACGGTCCATTCCACGTTTGCAACGGTGCACATAATCTCTATGCAATCATATTGAGTGGTAGATGCAAGTGACCCACCAACACCAACAGTCGTTGTAGTGCCTAAAAAGTGAATAGATTCAGCAGCGTTCTGGGCTATCAACCAACCACCTGCACCTTTACCGACCAGTTTGATAACACTTCCAAAAGCAGCAGTATCAGGCAACGTGAGAGTCTGTAGCGTGCCTCTGTTTGATACATAGGTCTTATTGATAGCAAGTTGTACCGAAGCATCGGTTACTTCTTCAGGTATCCAGTTTAAGAGATTGGTTACTACGGTGCCAGTTGTTGCTGTTATATTGCCCGTAGTTGCAGTTACACCTGTGGTACCTGTTACGGTAGTTGTAGCAGCAATGGAACCCGGCGCAGTGAATACTGCCGGTATTGAAAGAGTAACTGCACCTGTAGGAGAGCTTGCGGTTATCTGGTTAGCTGTACCCGTAATAGAGTTAACTAAGCTGCCCCCTGATACGCCAAGATCAATGGTGTGTGGGCCATTAGTTACTACTACCGTACCATCGCTTGATACAATGTTAGCCCAAGCAGCTGATGTCCCTAAAGAAGCAATAAGCAACTGACCATTTGATCCTGATGAAGAACTAACAACGCCGGTAGCGTTAGTTTGCATAACACCGGTGCTTAAAGAAGAAAGCGTTGTTGTTCCGGAAGTTACCGTTAAGCCTGTGCCGGCTGTTACTGTCCCTGAGGATTGAATATTACCTGCTGATGTTATTATGTTACCTGTAGTTGCCGTAACACCGGTTCCTGCTGTTATACTTCCTGCCGTGACAACGAGATTTCCTGCCGTAATTGTTTGGCCGCCGGCAGTTATGGTTAACCCAACGCCTGAATCAGGGGCAAGTATAACCATTCCACCGGTATTCGTAATTTGAACACGTTGAAGCGAAACGGTACCGGATGAATCAGAATCAGGATGAGTCCAAAAAGAAAGTTCGCCGCCAACTCTATTCGTGGCTACTGTTCCTTTGACTGTCAGACGTATCTGACCACCTTGGATATAAGTACCATCGCTATCTTGACCATAAAATATCATCTTACCGATAGTATCATTATGTTGAACAGGATTACCATCACGTGTCTTATAAAAATTAAAATGAGCCGGATCGCCTGCATCTATTGTCTGATAGGCTTGAAAGTTGCCAAATAATGGCACGCCGGATACTTCGCTCTTTGTTGATATGAATGATCCTTCAAGGGCGTACATATTACCTGTGTTTGTCGTAACATTAGATGTAGCAACAATAGTTCCATTCACGGTAACCGCGTCGCCCGTATCTACCGTGTAGACCGTGAGCATACCATTTTTATCAATCTCCATACGCTTAGCAGATATACTGCCAATCGCATCAGGATGTGTCCAAAATTCAAGATTAGAACCAAATTCAGTACCTGATATTGTAGACGCCGTAGCAATAATCTTTGATGTCTCAATAGTGGTAGATCCCGTATCACCGGTAGCTAAGATCTTAAAGTAGGTATCGCCGGTAATCGTAGCACCTCCAACCCCACCATTATTTTTAATACATATAATATTCGGGCCAAGACCTACTGTTTCTTGTTGTATAACAAATACGCTGTTTAATATGGTTGAGCTAAAACCGCCTGACATTGCCATTATCTTCTCCTATACAACATTAAGATTTCCAATATGTGACAAAACCATAAATTCAAAATCTGCCACAATGCATATTAACTCAACACAATTATTAGTTGCTGTTGCAGATAATGATCCGGCAATACCGGTAGTAGTAACGTTATCAGCAAGAGTTTGAGGAATATTATCAAAATGTATTTTCTGATCAGCGTTTTGTTTTATGGTCCATAAAGCAGGACCCATTCCGGCAACACGAATTACTCTATTTCGTGGACATGTTTCAGGTAATGTAAATTCAAGAGCCGCAGGACCTGCAAAATTTGCAAAATAACCTGTATTTGCTGCCATAGATTGAGTTGCTGAAGTAACAGGTACCCATCCTAACCCACCACCGGTTATCGTAAACCTAAGTGAATTTGTTCCCGGATTGCCATCAATAGATATACCACCGGCAATATTGAAAGTAATGTTACCACTTCCGTCGGGTGAAACAGGGCCACCTGAATTAAAACCGGTAAGTGTCAATACACCACCTGCGGCAGTATCAGTTGTACGGTAAAATATTTGACTCATAATTTATTCTCCCTTGCGGTAGAACAAGGATACATATACAGAACCATCTGTTGGAGGATCACTTGTATATCTCACAGCAAACCGAATATTTTCACCAAGAAAGTCACCGGGATCGTTAATCGAATTACCCGTGTTTGCTGTTAGGTCAAGTACTACAGCACCATTAGTCGCAAGCGTCACACAATCAGTTAAGCCGTCATCAATAGAGAATGTAATTGATTCATCAGTCTGATTTTGTAGAATTGCTATACGCCCGGGATGGGCCGTTACCGACCCAACACTCTGATAATCTGAGGTATCATCTATAACCGACCAGAGTAACGTGCGTTCTGCTTCGTTAATAATCTTTCCCATTAAGACTCCTTTGGAGCTTCTTCTTGTTTAGCTGCTGCCTCTGCCGCTGCCTTCTCGGATTCTGCTTTTGATACCTCAAGAGTTTTCTTAAACTCCTCAAGAGCAGCGAATGCATCCTCAAAAGGAGATCCATTCATAATTTCATAACGATAAAGACGGTCATTAATAACATGTTCAAGTACAACGAGTGATCTCATTTGCATAGCGTTCTCCACTTTTAAGAGGGGGTGATTATAATTTCACCCCCTATAGTAACAATACTAATTAAACAGCGTAAGCAAATTCAACCATCAAGTGCGAACCGTTGAGCACCGTGTCGCCTGCACCACCTGTGAAGTAGATATCAATCGTATCAGCTGCGGTCAATTCCCACAAAACAGAAACGACCAACTCGCCACGCTCAGCTGCATCAACAGTTGCTGTTGCTACATAGTTTGTTGCAACGCCACCATCA